CGCATTGTGCCCATGCCCGGACTCATTGCAGTAGCACACAGCCATTGCAGTTTGGGATGACGGCCTATGTCAAAAAAGTGCTTGTTGAGATAGTGGTTGCAGCTCTGCACATAGTATTCTTGTAGTTCCTGGGCTCCTTCCACTGCTGAACCCCAGCGCAACATCAGGAACGTGGAGAATTTCTTGCGCTCATCTGAGTCAAGTTCATCATAGAAGTTTCTGTTCTTGACGTCCAGTTGGCGCATCTCGTTTGAAATGTGTAGTTTATCACTCATGTGGTCTTGCTCAGTTGATAGATCATTATAGCACGTTCCAGAGCATCTTGTAAAGTGGGATTGGTCCGGGCCGTTCGCCGAATCTCTCCCCACATTTTATCTTCCATTATGTGATCATACACGGGTCTGCCATCACTGGTTCTAGGATCATGATCATGGCCCACCACTGTGCGAGCAAGTTCGCCGGCACGTCTGGAGTACACAGTACCTTCCACACGCTCGTAGATCAAGGGCACACCAGGCACAAGGCTACCCATACTGATACCCGTACTGAACATGTGCCCAGCGCAGGAATCGTTCTAGTCCTTCGCGGTCATCGGGATAACTTTCCAGATACAGTCTAGCCAGTCGATTGATTGTTTGAAATACTTCAGGTTCTGTGTAGGACATATCTACCAGGCCTTGTTGTAGTCAACTATTTCGCAGTTGCGGCTGACGTCTTTGACAAAGTACACACAGTCAGGTTGTTCAGCATCGTTGATGGGCACACACAGCATCTGCCCATTCTTGAGTTTGGGTGCATACCAAGACACTTCTTGATAAACGTCGATAATCTCAATGGGTGGAAAACTGGGTCTAAAACTGCTGAGAGGATTGAACTGGAACACATTGAAACCACGATCATTGATACTGGTCAAGGGCAGCATTTCGAGATCGCCTAGGTCCGGCTCGCCAATTAGAATTTGCCAGTCCACGGGCATTTTAATTCTGGCATCACCTATTTGCAACACCAGAGCAGGTGCGCTGAAGCTTTCTAAAAATATCAAAGGTATGTAATGATAATCTGGATCTTGTGGGTTGCTGTTGTCTAGGATGGCAAAACGCATGTCATCTACTTCGTCGGGCAAATGATCTAGATCATAGGGTTTGTTGTCAAGTGTTAAAATTCTCATGTGTTAATAATACAGTATTTGTAAAGTAAAGTCAACCATTATTTGATCTTCATCCACTCTAGTTTCTCTGCTGAGAATGGATAGTTGGCTTCCTTATAAAAGGCCTTGCGCTTGGTCAGATGACGCTTGGCAAACTTGCATGTGCTGGTTATGTCCCAGATTTCCACATGATCTTTGTCTTCGGCTTTTCTAATACCGCGTCCAATACTCTGTATCACACGCACAAAGCTCTTGCCTGGCTCTACCAGCACAAGATTAAAGATGCGTGGTATGTTGATACCCACCGCAGCCACACCATAAGTGGCCACAATAATCTTGTCAGTGGCATCGGCTACCTGATTGTATTCGTCCTGGCGGGTTTTTGACTTGGTAGCACCAGACACAAACACTGCCTTGTCGCCCAGGCGTTCTACCAGTTGTCGTCCACATTCAGTCCTGTCTACCAACACCAGAGTATTGCCTGTTTCGTTTACCTTGCGTATCAGTTCTGCCATGGTGTCCAGTCTTCCGGACTCTTCCAGCAGGTACTTGAGCTCGCTTTGATAGTCAGCGTATTCCACATGATCCACCAGTTGCACAATGTTCACATGGCACTGTGCTAGGACGCCTGCGTCTTGTAGTGTGCTGGCACTGAGTCGACTGACCACAGGACCCAGGCTGACCAACAGGGCCTGGCTTTCAAACAGTTCTTTTGGCACTGTCCCGGTTAGTCCCCATCTCAAGGGAATCTGACTCATGGCTCCGGTCAGCAGGGTCTTGAGTGCATCAGCCTTGGCCATGTGAACCTCGTCCACAATCACACACACCACATCTTGTATAAACTCATGAATGGTTATTTCTGCTTCACCAGTCTTGGTCAGCTTCATCATGTTGTTGAGACTCTGCCAGGTGCATATGGTATGCTGACGATTGTATTCTTTTCTGTCGCCAAAATACACGCCCACATCCAGTCCCATGTTGATGTAGTCTGCCTCGGTCTGCGTTACTAGACTCTTGTTGGGCACAATCACAATACTTCGACCATAGGCACTGACAGCATCACTCAAGGCTGCTGTGATAATGGTCTTGCCTGCTCCGGTGGCCACTTCTTGTATGCACTGCGGATTGGTCAGAAACTTGTTGATAATTTCCACTTGATAGTCACGCAGCACCATGGGCTGGCCAGCAGCTGGATGGGTTTTGGGCCACAGCACATGACTGTAATGATTTTCTGACACTGCTGCAAAGTCAAAAGAAGTGGCATACTCACGCTGATCATCTAGTACTGGACTATAGTCGAACTTGTCAAGTATGGGCATGATCTCGGGCAAGAGATTCACATAGGTGCTGCCACCCAGTTGGAAGTAGGCAATCTTGCCGTCCCATCGGCCCAGCCGTACCGCAGGCAGATAACGTGCTGCTGGATTCTCATACTTGAATGCCGTGACCAGAGCCTTGCGGCAATCTAGATCAAGTCCTTCTATCTTGATGTTGACTTCATCTCGAATTACTATAGTGCATTGTTTCATAGTTGATTATTTCTTGCAATAGATCTGGTAGCTCTTTGAACACTAAGTTTAACACATTTAAAGATATTTTGCGATGTTTGCATAGCCTAATTATTTTCTCAATTGACCTAGTTCTAGCAACAGAATCAAATTCTGAGCAAGCTATTGTATTTTTGCTGTAGTTTAGTAAAGATATTTTTTGTCGTGATGTAAGGGTACTATTTTTGAGTCCCAATTTGATAAACTCAACTATGTTATTCTTTTCAACCGGAGTTAGCATATCCCAGTTCAAGTCATCATTAAGCAAATTAATCCAGTGTGTCTCAAGATTATTTTGGTTAGCAAACTCTAACCAATCAAACACTGAAAAAATATTTAGTGGTTGCACTACTATTACTGTTTCCAATTTTGCATTTGGTAATTGTTGTTGATAGTTTAGTATATTCTGTTTTACTTCATCCCACTTGGCCGGATATCGTATGAATTCGTAATGATCGCTAGTACCATCCACACTAAATCGTAATTCTAATTTTGGTATGTGTTTTAGGATTTCAATGTGTTTAGGATTTAGTATTGTGCCGTTTGTGGTTATTTTGAAATATTCTATGCCACTGGCTTGCACTTGTTCTAGTATGCGTATGCAATACTTGGCATAAAAGAATTCTCCCCCGGCTACCGAAATGTATTTTAAATTTGGCAATGTTTCAATTGCCTCGCACACACGGTCTGTTTCATCAAAGTTTATAATTTCTGATATCAATCCCATACTTTTTTGTTCGGCACCAATGGCGCTACTAAATTTTGGACTGCACATGATGCAATTGAGATTGCATAAGTTTGATGGAAATATGTCTAGTTCTTGTATTGCTGTTTCAGCAAGATGATCAATGTCAAAGTATCTATTTTTAAGTTGTCTAACGCTGAGTTGTCCTGTTTCTTCAACTAGTTGACATGTAGAGCAGCCCGGAGGCAAGGTATCTTGAGTCAACAGATGTTGTTGCAGTTCTTGCAACATATCTGACTCAAGATATTCATTAAGGTTAGTGTAAGTTGTTTTTTTATCCGGGTTAAACAAACAACACGGTCTAATTAGTGTTGAATTTTTATTTTTGCCATCTTCAATTCTGACAGATGCAAACGGCATTATACAATATTTTTTCATATGTTAGTATATACTTATTGTTGCAAGAAGTCAAAAAAACAGTCGCCTTTTTAGGGGCGACTGTGAAATCTGGGCAGGAGCCAACCTAGGCCCAGAAAAACTATCTCATTGTGCAGGCTTCATGCATGTGGTCTCTGCCATCAAGCGCCATTTTGCTGGAAAGCTCTTTACCAAGTCTGCTACCTTCAGCGCCATACGCAGGCTCATTTCACGCAGTCGAGTCTGATTGGTGTTCATGAACTCAATGATGTCGTCTTGCTGGCACTGCTCAAAGTCGTAGTCTGCAAACAACACGCCATCGCTGGCAATTTGTTTGATACGCAAAATCTTGTCACGCATGGTGTCCAGAGTCAAGTCC